AGGCGCCCTTCGGGGTGCGCGAGATCGTCCGCGAGTACCGGGGGTACACGTTCTGATGGCGCGGCGTGGCAGCATCAAGCGGTTCCAGGAGCGCATGCAAGCGATCCCGAAGGCCGTGCGTGCGGCCACGCAGCCTGCGGTGCTCAAGGGTGCGCACGAGATCGCGGACCTTCAGCGCAGGCTGGCACCGAAGGACACCGGCGACCTGGCCGAAAGCATCGTGGTGACCGGACCGGGTGAGAGTACCCCGCCCTATTCGCAGCCGGGGGGCACCTACGTGGTGCCGGAGAACGCCGCGTTGGTCACTGCAGGCAACACCGATGTGCGCTACGCCCACCTGGTCGAGTACGGGACCGTGAAATCGGCCGCGCATCCCTTCTTCTGGCCTGCCTTCCGCACCCTGCGCAAGAGGACCGAGACCAGGATCAAGCGGGCGATGTCGAAAGCGGTGAAGGACAACTGGGGATGAGCGCCGCTCTGATCGTACAGAAGGCCCTTCGCGCGCGGCTTCAGAGTTCGTCGGCTGTAAACAGGCTCGTCGACCAGCAGGCCATTCTCGATCGCAACCAGCGGCCCGTGCCGTCGCCCTCGATCGTCATGGGCGAGGCGCAGGTTCTCGACGATGGCGACAGCATCGCGCGAAACCGCGTGCGCGTGGTGCACACGCTCCATGTTTGGAAGCGGGAGCCTTCGCTCACGGGCGTCACGGAGATCGCCGGAGCGATACGCAAGGCGGTGAATGCGGGGCGACTGTCCCTCGCGATGGGCTGGCATTGCATCGATGCGCATGTGTCCGACAGCCGGACGCTGCGCGATCCTGACGGCGAATATGGGCATGCCGTGGTGACCGTCGTGGTGAGTGTTTTGGAGGAGACGCCATGAGAGCCGGGCAGCTGCGCGAGCTGATCACGATCGAGCGTTCGACCACCGAGGTCGACCAGTATGGCACGCCGGTCGTGACCTGGAGGCCGCTGATCGAGATGCGCGTGGCGGTCGTTCGCCAGAGCACCGAGGAATTCATGCGCAACGTCGGGCAGATCGACGAGAAGGTCGTGGTGTTTCACGCCCGCTATGCGCCCGATGTGCAGCCCGAAGACCGAATTCTGTGGCGTGGCCGATACCATGACATTCGCGAGGTTGCCCCCGATGAGCGCAACCGCGAGATGGAAATCAGGACGGTGACGACATGAAGGGCCGCAAGCCAAACCTGCGGCATGAGCGCGAGATGCTCGGCGACCGGCCGGCGCCGAACTGGTTTACCGAGGAGGCGCGCGCCGAGTGGAACCGCGTTCTGCCGGTCCTGTCCGAGCGGCGGGTTCTTACCGAGGCCGATCTTGGATGCCTCGAAAACTACTGCATGGCGATCGGCACTGCCCGCGAGATGGAGCGGGCAATTCAGGAGCGCGGATACCTGCTTGACGTCTACAAGGTCGACAAGGACGGGAACAAGGTCCTGGTGCGTTGCCAGCGCAACCCGGCCGTCGGCGTACAGGCGGACGCGATGAACCGGGCGCGCCTTCTCGCGGCCGAGCTTGGCGCCACGCCGGTCTCGCGGGCGCGGCCTGGGGTGAACGATGACGAGGATGACGATCTCTTCGGATGGGGAGAGGATCGCCTGTGCTGATACCCAGCTGGATCGACGCGCCCGAAGAGATCGAGGACCCGTTCGGGTACGGCGAGCGCGCGGTGACCTGGCTGCGGCGCCTGAAGCACCCGAAGAACCCCGCACCGGGGCATCCGTTTCAGCTGGACCCGTGGCAAGAGGCCGTGGTCCGGCGCATCTACGGGCCGCGCCACGACGATGGCAGCAGGATCGTGCGGCGCGTGATCCTGCTGCTGCCGCGCGGGAACCGGAAGACATCCCTCGCGGCGGGCATCATGTTGCTGCACCTGATCGGACCGGAGCGGATGCCGGGCGGGCTGGTCGTTTCTGCCGCTTCGGCACGAGAGCAGGCGATGGAGCTGTTCAACGAAGCCGCGATGGTCATCACGCATGACCGGCGCCTCGATCGGCACCTGACGATCCGAGAATACACCTCGACCATTTCCTGCCGAAAGATCGGATCCCGGTACATTGCCGTTGCCAGTGACGGCAAGGTGCAGCACGGCAAGACGCCGAGCGTGGTGATCGCGGACGAGCTGCATGCATGGGAAGGCCGGGCCGGGCATCGCCAGTGGGAAGCGCTCGACTCGGCACTGGTGAAGGTTCCGGGCACACTGATGATCGTGGCCAGCACCTCGGGGCGCGGGCAGGAGAACCTTGCCTGGGAACAAGTCAACTACGCCATGCGGGTGCAGAAAGGCGAGATCGACGATCCCGCGACCCTGCCCGTCCTGTTCATGGCCGAGCCGGAAGATGACTGGACCGACGAGGCCGTGTGGCACGCGCTCAATCCTGGGCTGAAGCACGGGTATCCCGACATCGCGGGCTTCCGGGACAAGGCCCGCAAGGCGGTGCATTCACCCTACGAGCGGGACTCGTTCCAGCAGTTCAACCTGAACCGCTGGCTCGATCAGTCGTCCTCGCCCTTCGTCGAGATGCACGTCTATGACGAGGGAAAGTGGCCGGTGGACCTCGACGAGCTGGAGATGGTGCAGGCGCCATGCTGGCTTGGCGTCGACCTGTCCAAGAACGAGGACCTCACCGTCGTCGTCGCAGCGTGGGAGGACGGCGCGGACGGGTACCAGGTGTGGGCCTGGTTCTTCTGCCCTGAGGACAACCTCAGGGACCGTGGCGATCGCCACGGCGTGCCGTATGTGGAATGGGCCGAACAGGGTTTCATCGTGCCCACGCCCGGCAATACCGTGGACCTGCGCGCCGTCGAGGCGCATGTCCGCGAGTTGTGCGCCACCTTCAACGTGCGCGAGATCGCCTTCGATCCGACCTATGCGCGCTCGATGATGGCCGACCTCGGTGAGGACGGCCTGCCCGTGGTGGAGTTCCGGCAGGGCTGGGTGAGCATGGCGCCCGCGGTGAAGGAACTGGAGCGCGCCATCGTCGGGCGGCGGTTCAAGCATGGCGGGCACCCGGTGCTGCGCTGGAACTTCGAGAACATCCAGCTGCATGTCGACCAGGCCGGGAACCGGAGTTTCCACAAGGGCAAGTCGGGCAACAAGATCGATGGTGCGGTCGCGGCCGCGATGGCCGTGGCGCGGTGCGCGGCCGGCGAGGTGAAGTTCATCTCCGACACGCTCGACGAGGACATGTTCTTCGCCTGAGGAGGGCACAATGGCAAACGACACGGAGCGGCTTTTCATCTCGCTCGAGGCTCGCATCGCGGACTTCGAAAAGCGGATGAAGCAGGCCGAGAAGCGCGGCACCCGGACATATGACAAGCTCGAAAGGGGGTCGCGCAGCGCCACGCGCAACATGGAACGCGACATGGCGCGATCGACCGGGCGGGTGAACGCGGCGCTCGCCACGACGCAAGCGCGCATCGGCGCCACGACGGCCGCGTTCCGGGGGCTCGCCGCCGGGGCTGCCGTTGCGATCACGGGGGCAGCCGTGCGGCAGATGACCCTCATGGCGCGCTCGATCGCGGAGATCGGCGACCAGGCCGAGCGCGCGGGCGTCTCGGCTGCCGCGTTCCAAGAGTGGAAGTTCGTCGCGGAACAGAATCGGATCGGCGTCGATGCCATGACGGACGCTCTGCGCGAGATGAACCTGCGCGCCGACGAGTTCGTCGTGACCGGGAAGGGTCCGGCGGCAGAAGCCTTCGAACGGCTTGGCATCGGGGCGGACGAGCTTCAGGAGCGGCTGAAGGACCCGTCGGAGCTGATGCTCACCATCATCGGGCGGCTTGGCGAACTCGACCGCGCGGCGCAGATCAGGATCGCCGACGAGATTTTCGGCGGCACGGGCGGCGAGCGGTTCGTTGAGCTCCTGGACCAGGGCGAACAGGGCATCCGCGACACCATCGATCGCGCACGGGAACTCGGCGTGGTGATGGATGAAGAGATGATCGCCAAGGCCGACGAGGTCGACCGCAGGTTCAACGAGATCGCGAACACCGTGGGGTTCAAGCTGAAATCGGCCATCGTCTCGGCCGCGGACAGTCTCGCGGGGTTCATCGACAAGTTCCGCAGCTTCGAGGATCAGCGCGACCGGTCGCTGCAGACACGGGTGAACAGCATCATCCGTGACCGCGGCGACATCGCTGCCGAAATCAAGGAGCTTGAGGGGCAACTTGAGGGCTCGTGGCGGCGCGGTGCTCTGGAGTCTCGGATCGATCAGCTCCGCGCGCAAATGGAGCGCCTCTCCGCCGAAGAAAATCGGATCATCGAGATCCTCAGCGATCGCAATCCGCCGGCCCCGAGCGACAGTGGCCCGGACGTCTGGACCCCGCCGGAGTTGCCCGGTCGGGATGATGGCGACGGCGCAGGTGGTGGTCGAGGAGCTCGGACGCGGGCGGTGGGTCGCGAGCGTGATGCCGTTGCCGCGCTGATCGCAGAGCTGATGCGCGAGAACGCGCTGATCGGTAAGAGCGCCGCGGAGCGCGCCAAGATCAATGCCCTTCGGGAAGCCGGGGCGGATGCCACGGCAGAAGAGCGCGCGGCGATCGAGGAACTGATCGACGCCAACATCCGCAAGCAGGCGGCCGTCGAGCGGTCCGAGGCCCGCATGGAAACCCTTGGGCAGACAGGTCGCGACGTGCTCAACGGACTGGTCGGAGACCTCAGGCGCGGCGAGAGCGGTGCGGACGCGCTGGCATCGGCGCTCGGTCGTCTGGCTGACCGGCTGATCAGTCTGAGCCTGGAGACGGCCTTCGACACGCTGGTAGGTGCCGTGTTACGGCCCGGCATGACGGCCGCGCCGTCGCGCAGCCCTCTTTCCGGCCTGTCGGGACAGAAGCTTCTGCCGCCGTTCGCCATGGGTGGCTACACTGGTGCAGGGGGGCGCAACGACCCTGCCGGGATCGTTCACGCAGGCGAGTATGTGATTCGGGCCTCAGAGGTGCGCAAGCCGGGTATGCTATCTATGCTGCAAGCCATCAACTCCGGGCTGCCCGGGTTCGCGAATGGCGGTCGCGTCCCGGGCTGCGAAGGCCGCTCTGAAATCATCATTGGAAGGAATTCATCGTGAGTATTCTGGCGCTGCAGTTTCGCGAAAACTACGCCCTCATGGGGTGCGACGGCGTTGCGACTGAGCCAAGTGATGGAACCGTTGCAGGGTATGTATCCAAGATTGCACTTTGTCCCGAGTATGACTGTGCCATCGGCATAACCGGTGTAGGCGGCTTCGAGCACATCATGCGCTGGTTCATGCCGGTGCAGGTCGCGACCTTCGATGATGTTGTGCAATGTCTGCCTGATCTGGTTCTCCACACCCACGAGCACATAAAAGATAACGGGCTCGCAGTGGCGAACGACACTCGCACCAACGTGACCGTCGCCGGATGGTCCCTGAAACGGCAGGCGATGGAGGCCTATCGGGTCGTGACCTATCCGAAGGACAGCTTCGACCGCGAGGGAGTAGCTACGAGACTGCAGCCTTTCGCGCTCCACCCGATGGCCATGGGCCAGCTTTGGGCGTCCGCGGGACCGCCTTCGACCACGCTGGCGCAGTTCGGGCTCACCGAGGAAACCATGCCGGAAGACGCGGACGATTTGGAGATGATGACGCGCATGATTTGCGCCGGCCGAGCTGACAGCGGGCGCTCATGCGACGACTATCCCGGGCCTTTCAATGCGGGCGGCTTCGTCCAGCTCGCGCTGATTCAGCAGGGCAAGGTGACATCGTGGATTTCCCACCGGTGGCCTGAAGACGTGATCGGGGAACCGATCGATCCGACGCGGGGCGAGCCGCTGCCTGAGTGGATTGCAAATGCGCGATCTTGAGAGCGCGCTGATAGCG